GTTCTTTAACATATAGTCATATCGTTAGGTATTAGCACATCAAATGTAACTGTCCATCCAGCTAACTTGTTTTCAAATCTATCTACAAAAGGTTCTAATGAGGGGTCTCCACTTAATTGGTATTTGTCTACATATAAATCTCCTCTTAATAATAACTCTAGTAATCTATTAGCTACTGCTAGTTGTGTATTAAATACATCTTGCTCGTTATTGTTTCCTCTAAACTCTTGTGGTATTCCCTCTGCAAAGTTCTTACTCTCATCTACTATATCCATACATAATAAAGATATGTTAAAGCTCCATACGTTACCTTGCATTGTTGCACTGTTTACCATAAAGTGTGATAGTGGAAATATAGTTTGTTTGTTTAAGTCTACATCATATATATCGCCATATGTAACAGTATTTACAAAGTCATCTAATTGTAGTTTTTGTCTTATCTTTTCGGATAGGTTATAAAATCCTTGCATATTATTTAAATTTACTTTTTATCATTCTTGATTCTAATTCTGCTTTTTCTTTTTCAAATGCCAAGTACATTAAACACTGGTGTAATGGAAGCTTTGCAACTTGTTTAAATCTTGTAATGTCTCCTTGAGCAAGTGTATATAGTTCTGAATAGCTTCCCCATTTTCTTGAGAAATTTGACCTTTGGTCTGTCCCTTCATTAGTTGCTCCTCCAAATAGTTCGGTATATAGTTCAGCAATTCGTTGGTTAAATTGTAAAAAAAAACCATAGCACCTAATACAACACTTAATGGCATTTGTTTCATTACCTCGCTATACTTGTGGCTTCCTTCGTATTCTTCTATCAAATACTTATGCCCTTGCTTTTGTTTAAGTGGTCTGAATAATACAGCCATTGCTTTATGCATATTACCCCATTCATTTATATAGCTTGTAACGTCTTTATTTTCTCCATAGGTAATTTCATCTAGGTTTGGTATAAAACCATAAGCAACACCATTTAAATTAAACGTAGGTATGAACTTGTGTTCTTGTTCAAATAGTTTGTTGATGTGATTAATTAAGTAATCTACATCTTTGTCTTTAATCTTACCTAGTTCTTTAGTGTTTATGTTGAGGATGCATTTAAGTAAATCATCATTACTTGGATTCTCTATAAGTAAGAAATCTTGATAGTCTTTTAACTGAACTTCTTTTAGTGTACTAGGTATAGAAACTTCTAATTGCATAAAGTGTTTTTTATAAAACAAAAAAAGGATTACTTTGTATAAAGCAACCCTCTTTTCAACTAACTATCAACTAAAATTATCTTAATGTCTTATATAGGTATAAGTACAGTTCTTGTATCTTATCTCCTAGTTTTTTGTCTTGTCTGTATGTTTCGTTTCCGATTTGTATTCTTCCTTGTCTATGTATTTCTAATTTAACTTCTGGTCTTCTTGTTCTTGTTAATGGTTTTACTATTATCTTAATGTCATTCTTTAAACACCAACTAATAGCATCTCTTACATTTCTTGTCATTTAAACAAGTTAATCATTATTGCTGGAATAAACACTGTAGCTAATAAACAAATTATTTGATATATTCTTGTATATAGTTTTCTATAGTATATTGTATCTGTGTATTCTTTTAATGTGTATATTTTTGTTGTGTTGTTTTTTGTTACTATTACTTCGCCTTGTTTTACCTCTACCATATCTAAAATATTAAGTTATGTATAATAGATTCAAGCGATAATAATACTACACTTGCAATTAATAATACAAATGAGAATAATGATAATGTTAAGTAGTGTTTTAGTTTTTTCATTGTTTTGTTTTTAGTTATTTATTGTAATTATTTTTAAAAGCTATATCTGATAGCTTATCTAGTATTGAATTAGTCAGTTTTTCTTTTTTTGTTCCTTTGTCATATACTGGACTACAATTGTCTCCTATTGTATCAAACATAAACTCTAATTCTTTTTTCGTAAAGTACTTTTGTAAATTTTTTGTCATTTTGTTTTGTTGTTTAATTATACTGCAATATATAACTAATTATTTAATTAACAAAATTATTAATAACTTTTTTTAGTAAATGTAATATTGTCCCTTATTAGGATTCTCTAATTGTGAAGTAATAGCATACCTCATCGCATCTATACAATGGTTAAAAGCATCTATTGGTTTGTTAAGTGTTTCACCTTCTTTGTTCTTTAACCAAATGTAATTCTGAAGTTCTTTGATTAAGTTATGACTTCTATTAGTTATGTAGATTTCATTTTGGTTGATGAGGTTGATACCATACACTATTGAGTCTTTACCTTTCTTTACTGGTAATACTAAATGACCATAGCTTGATAACTCTGCAATACTTTTAGGTTCTGCTGAATCTGCATATATGATTTCTTTTGCTTGGTGTGTTTTAAGTAAGTTGCTTATCTGACTATTTAGTAATCCTCTTTGGTAGATGACCTCATCAAATATATAAGCGTTGTTGTATTTGTAAAGTGCTATTAAAGTAGAAGGGTCATTAGTATAACCAAAATCCATTCCATAACATAGTAGTCTTGCTTCTTCTGGTAAGTCAATAGGCTTCCAGTCTTTTATACAAGCACCTTCTAAACTTCCTATCTCTCCAAGTCCATATACATTCCACCAGTTATTCCAGTAAGTAGATGTCTTTGCTTTGTCTTTAGCTTTCTCTATGTCGTTTATAATTGTGTCTGGTAATGCTTCATTGTCTAAATACGTAAGCTTTATAAAGTCTGCATCTTCTTTGCCTTGTAGTTCTGTATGTGCCCAGAATGATGAAGTAGGGTTAAAGTCAATCCATATTTCTCCAGATGTTCTTATTGCTAATTGGTTGTATGCTTCGTAAGGAATGTTGTTAGCTTCGTTTACATATAGGGTGTGTCTTCTTGCTCCTCTTAACTTGTCTGCTGATTCAACACTAAAGAACTCAATGTAGCTTCCGTTTGCAAACTTATACTTCAGCATTGACTTATTATATTGCGCATCATTATAACGATTGGTCATCATCATAATCTTTAGGAAGTCTTTTAAAGCACCTCTACGCAAATGTGGTATAGATTCACTAACTACGCTTATTTCTACGTTAGGAGTTCTTATAGCCCTATCTATGAGGATAGGTAGTATGCCAAACGTTTTACCAGCAGATGTTCCACCTTGAACTATCTTTTTACGTTTCTTTAGTTTAAGAAGTTTTTTAATTGCAGTTGTTACTACAAACATTAATCAATAATATTAAATAAAGGTTGCTCGGTGTTTAGTGTGATGTCTTTTGTTTCTCTTGGTTTACCAGCATAGTAATGATAGAACATTTGTATAAACTTAAACTCTCCAGATTCTATTCCTTTTTTTAGAGCTGCATAAGCTTGAGGTTCTAATGGTGTTAGTCTTTCAATTAACTTTACCTCTTCTGCTTTAGGCTTTCTACCTCCGTTTGAGTGTCCTCCGTTATTTCTTCTACCATCCATATTTGAATAATTTTGAGTTCAATTGTTTTTTATATAACAAATATCTTTTGTTTTTGTTATTCTTCAAATTCTTTTAATCTATTAATAACTCTTTTTATTCTATATTCTGCTACTGGGAATTGTTCTTCTGGTATCTCTTGTATTGTTTCTAATATAGGTCTTAACTTTGGGTCTATTTTTATTTTTTTTAAGAACTTAAATCTTGTCTCTAGTTTTCTATGTTCTTCTTGTAGTGTTTTTAGTTTTTGGTGTTTAGGTATGTATTCTTCTGTTGCTATTATTCTATTGTATATTTCCATATATTTAGGATTATACATTTCAAATGCTGGGAATATGTTGTTTATGCTGTGTAATACTGATGCGTGGTCTTTGTTTAGTGTTTCTCCTATTTTCTTTAGTGATAGGTTTGTTCTGTCTTTACATATTCTAAAGTATATTGCTCTTCCATAGACTATGTCTCTTTTTCTGGAGTTTACATTTATTCTATATCCTAATTCTCCTTCTACTAACTCTTTAATCTCTTTCGTTGTCATCTATTATATTTTTTATTAATTGTGTAAATTCTATTTGTTCTATTGCTAATTTAATTCCTTCACATTCCAAGTACATTTCTTTGTCTTCATAGTCGTATAAGATAATTCTTAAGTCGTCTAATTCAGTTCCTTTCTCGTAGTCGTATAATGTGATGTAGTAAAATTGATATATTATATCATTCTTGAGTCCTTGTGTTTCGTACATATTCAATCTCTCTTTCAAGATAGTCTTTAGCTTTTAGTAAATCCATTAGTTCGTGGTTCTTCTTGTCTGCTCTGCTTATGTACTTTATTATGTTTCCTCTATTAAAGTTTAAGTTGTAGTCTTTGATAAAGTCTATAACATCATATCCTTTTCCGTTTTCATAGTGTGGTTGACTTGCTCTCATTTATTTTTTTTAATTCGTTTTTATATGCTTCTGCTGCTTTTTTTTCGTCTGTAAAATATCCAAGATGTTTAGCTTTTCCATATAAACTTATAGCTCCTTGCCATTTGCCTTGTCTTTTGTTCCAACAAACCCCAGTATATTTTGATGTGCCTCCTTTTATATCTTTTATTGTATTTTCTCTATTTGAAATTAATTGTAGATTATAAAGTTTATCATTTTGTTTGTTATTATCTATATGGTCAACAACTATTTTATGACCACAAGGTTTATGATTTAAAAATGATATTGCTACTAATTGATGAATTTTACTATTTGTAAAACATCGACCATTTTTACACAAATTAACTCTATATCTTCCGTTTGTATTTAAGTTTTTGACAAGCAGCTTAATAATTCCTTTTTTACGATAATTTAAACTTTTTACATTACCTAAATTACTAACTTGATATATTCCCTCAAACTCTGGTATATCTTTCCAAACTTCTATTCCAATTCTACTTAATACTTTTGCTATCATTCTGTTCTTAATTTAAGTAAGTTATAGCATTGTATGTATTTTAATTTTGCTTTTGATTTGTATATTGTTTTAAATAGTTCGTATGTCTTTTTAGTAAATTGATAATGTGTCTTGCAATCTTTAAACAATTTCTTTGCATACGCCTTTCCATATCCCTTACAGTAGTTTACATTGTCTGCACTATCTCCTACTATCATTTGCTCGTAGAAGTTATATAAAGACTCCTTATAGCTTATGTTTATTATCTCTTGGTGTTTGTAGTGATAGTTATACATAAGGCAAGGTAGTTGCTTATAATCTTTGTCAAGTGATACTATTATTACGTTGTTGTGTCCTAATTCGTCTGTTAGTGTTTTCCAATACGTTGCAACTAAATCATCTGTCTCTACACCATAAGAGTTTTTAGTAGAGTATATCTCTGCTATATGTTCGTGCATCTCAAATAGTAATTTAGGATGTTCTTGTTTCTTTCTGTTTGCTTTGTAGTTTGGGTCTAGTAGTTTTCTAAAATTACCTTTACTATTGTTAAAAGTAATTACTCTTTCTATTTGGTAGGTTTCTTCTAGTCTATTTACAATTGACATAAATATCTCATCAAACTTTCCTATAGCTTCATCTAGTATGTCATCAACACCACAGCAAGAAGAATATACTAAACTGTCTGCATCAAATAAAACTACCATTGTTCTTCAATTATTTCTATAGCTTGATTCTCTAGCTCATCAATTACTTCTTGTTCTAGTATGTCTATAATGTCTTGTCCTCCACATAACACTTTAAAACAATTAAAATCACTACTGAAATCTGGATACATATAACT